TGGTTACGAATTCCTGGAAAGCCTTGGTGATGGCTGGCGCTTGCAGTGGCGCCATGGTTTGCCACCAACCGGCGCCTACGTCTGCCGGTGCCTGGATGACTTTGTCAGTTACGATCCTGGGCAGATTATCCAGGCGGCCCCCGGGCGGATAATTAAAGCTTGGATCAACGCCGCGCGGTATTTTCTGTATGTCCCCGGTGCGTTTATTGATGTATTCGTACTGCGGCACCTTGGGCGATTCGCTGACTTTTAACCCTCTCTGCTCAAGCATTTTTCCGTTCATCTGCGTGACATTGCATTTGCACCCCCAAGCCTTTATGGGAAAATGCGCCTGCCAGAAGGGGTCATCCGCAGGCAACACCAGGTTATCCCATGACGAATGCTCCATTCTTGGATGTTCCGAATTGTTGGCGTTATAGCGCAGATAAGGGAAACTCTTCTTTGCGGCTTCGATCCGCTGCCATTGCCCCTCTGAATGCGCGGTGCGCAGGTTGGTATCGAAGATCGTTCTCAGACGGCGCGTGCTGCCCAGTTGCACCAGGTTGGTTTCCCCGGTCACCGGATCGGTCATTTCCGCTTTGCCCCACCAGCCCTTTTCCATCAGCAATGGTTTCAGGTTTTTACGGAAATCTTCGAAAGTGGTTCCATCCACCAGTGCAGAATCAATGCCGCCACGGATATCGCGCAGGATATCCAGTTGCATGACCTTGGCCACGGTAAACGCGGCCTGGTGTTCTTGCTGCCAGACGTCCTCCCAACCAAAGCCGATTTTGTAGCCTTTGCTGCGGAAGAACTCAATGGCCTCTTTTGGCGGCAGTGGCTTGAACTGAATCATTTTTTATGGCGTTATCAGCATTATCGTTTTGGTGGGCTTGGTTGTGTAACGCCGTCCAAACTTGGCAACCGCCCAATAAAATATCTTTGCCAGCCATTTTGGCATGCCATCATAGGACATGATCGTTTCCATGTATTTATCCAAAATGATTTTTGCGGATTTCGGCAACAATCCTGCACGCATGAGCTGATAGCCGCCATCATGCACCAATGATCCCGCCATGCCCTGGGGAGTGTCCGGCCCTCCGGTAACACCGTCATAGGCATAACCCGGCATGAAAAACATTTTGCCGTCAGTATCCAGGCTCACCCAGCCATTTGATATGTAGGTTTCCGGACGCAATGGGGTTTGAATCCAATAAGGCTGCTGTAGCTGGTATTTGTACCCGCCCTTGTAAACCAGACGCGGGCTGCGCTCGATTTTTTGTTTATTCACGTCATTCCTCCCTCAATTGATCTTTCACGCGCCCGTAAATATTCGCGGCAAACTGGGCTTGCGCAAGCGTTTCCGCTAGTTTGTCGGTGTCCATGTCCTTGATTAACCCGGCAAGGCCGTCTTGGAATTCCTCGTAATTTTTGGAACTTGCAGCCAATTCGAGAATGGGGGCAATCAGCGGGTTGCTGAGCCGCTCCCAGTCACTGGCCAGCTCGTCGGCAAAGATGTCGAATTCGTCCTGATCCTGGGTTGCGGTCAGCGCGGCAATACCCGCATTGCCGGATGGTAGGGGCAAATGATTATTTGCTCCAACGATTTCCGGTTGCGGTGGATTGTCATTTGCACGCAGTTGCAACACCGGCTCATTGCCCTCTGGCGCTGGAATTCGCAGCCGATCTTGTGCCCACGAAACAGGAATGGGCAGATTGACACCCACCAATTTGGGCAATGCATCGGCATATAACGCCAGATCCTCCGGTTCGCGCAGGTCAAACACGAATTTGGGACAACGGCGAATGTCATCAAGCCCGCCGATATTGAGCATCACAAGCGGATAAACCAGATCGCGCGTTAATGTGCCAGCCAGTTGTATCCCGTCGGATACCATCAGGTCATGCCGCACTTCGTTGTGCACGTTACCGAGTGCATTGGTGCTGGTTTTGCCGTCTGCCTGGCTGGTGAGCGTGCCACCCAGCACGGCTTTACTGACGGTGCGCTCGCACCAATCCATCATAAACGCATAAGGATCTGACGCGCCCTTGGCGGCTTCCTTGAATTCGATCATCATGCCTTCCGGGATAATTCCCGCCGCATCATGGCCGATTTGCATGACGGCTTGCATGAGTGTCGCTTTTTCGTCATCCCCGCTACCTTGCGGATACGTGCCCAAGCGCAATGGCAATCCATAGATTTCCAGGAATTCGGCCAGATCCCGCACTGAATAATTTTTGAACAGGTACGGCCACGCCAGCACTCTATGCAGTCCGGAACGTGACAAATATCCCGACTTGGCTTTGTGGATGTGGGAGATCCAGCCAAATGGCTGCAATTCGGCGCCATCGATTGAGTTATCCCGCAGCCGCATTTGCGTCCTGGTTGTCCGGTCGGTTTGGAACCAGCTTTGCGGCCGGTGCGTAATGGTTTTGGGCAGCCACTCTTTGCCTAACATTTGCCACTCAATTTCTAGATTGGAAAATCCGTGCCCGATTGCATCCAGGCAATCGAGTATCACATCCTCGAAATTGGGTGTGTCAGCCATCAATTCCCTAATGTATGCGGCCATCTTCTTTTCCTTGGCGGATGGATTGCGGGGTGGCACAATATCCCAATTGCCTAACAGCAATGCACGCTTGCGCTTGCTCATTTCGGCAAAGATATGGCCATCCTTTTCTTCCATGTCCATGAAAAGCTCATGCTGGGAACGGATGTCGCCCTGTTCGGCAGATTCCAGGATACGCGCCAGCTTGGCCGGAGTTAATCCACGGCTTGGGTGACCTGCAAAGGTCTGCCTTAATTGGGCAACCCTGGCGCTCTGCGGCTCCCTGATTTGCTTTGTATTGATCGGATTTCCGTTGATGTCCACAATACCTACCATGCTCCACCTCCAAACCTGCCGTTTTTATTTGAGTTTTTGCCAGCGCCTTGATAGGCCATGCCGCCCGCGCGCGTGATAGCAACCATCCACAGCATGTGCAGTGCGTCCGGTCCGTCGTCATGGTCGGCTTTGGGGAAATGCCGCAATTGATCGATCAGGGTTTTTTGTGATGGATGCACCCTGATTAGGCCGTTTGCCATGTGCGGTTGCAGGGTTTCAATACGCAGCAGCTTGTCAACATTGGGCGTGATTCCGACTGCTGGCACCGGTATTCCCCTTATTGCAGAGCGCTTGACCAGTTCGGATTTCAAGAATTCCTGGAACTGCACCACTTCGATTGCCCAGAGGAGGCAACGGTATTCCTTTTGCAGTGCGATGACATCCTCGATAATTCGATCAGGCAGGCGCTTTTTGATCTGCGCCTCTACGACGTCCAGGATACCTGTGGCACGATTAAAACCGCCCACCAGCAATGCCGATGGATCACGGCTAGCGCCTTTCTTGCCCATGCTGGGGTCGCATGCGCCGAAAAAACGCCATTCTGCCAGCCGATTGACCCAAAACTGGATGCAGTTGGCAAACGGCGCATCCTCTCCGGACACCGGGTCGTTTTGCTGTTCAGAATCAAAAGCCGGACGACCATCGCGGGCACGCTTGACCATCAGTTTATAAAGCGGTTGCGCGGCTGGCCAGCTAACTATGCTGCCTGCTTCCATCTCGGCTTTACGCTCGTTGTAAAAATTCAACGCGGCTTCTTCACCTTGATTGAGTAGGATTTCTTCCCATTTGTCCCATAAATCCATACGGTGAGGCCAATCAATGATGGCGCGGAACTTGCGGGATTTCCATAGCGGGTTATTGATCAGCCGGTTTAAAACTGAGTCGTAATGCAGTATGGTGCCGATGATGACGACATCCATGCTGTCATCGGCTGCACCGAGCGAAAGCACTGTTTTCTTTAACCAGGATTCGAGTTTGTCGCGCTGTTCCGGGCTGCGCACGTTTTCATCGTTTTCCAGATCATCACCGATCACCAGATCAGGGCGATGCGGCCCATGACGCAAGCCGCGCATGCGTTTACCGGAGCCGAATACCTGCACTTTGGCATCGTTGCTGGTCACGATGGTGCCCACTTGCCAGACTCTTCCCTGACCTGTCGCTTTTGGGTAATCCATGATCAGGCGGGGATTGAATTCCAATTCCGCTTTGATGGCCTCCAGCATCGGCAATGCCTGATCGAGCGCATCCATGACCACGACAGGATATTTTTTGCGCCCGGTGACCAGGCAGAAAATGACGAATATCTGCGTGACAATCGTGGACTTGGCATTGCCACGCGGCGCGGCAATGGCTTCATGGTCTCCGATGCCGTTGTCGACAATCTCCACCAGACGGCTGTACAGGAAATTATGCAACACCGCGTTGTCATGCTTGACGTAGTGCGGGAAATAGGTGCGTGCGAAAAACTCAAGATCGTTTTTGGCTTTGGTTTGGCGCTCAAAACTAGCGGACGGATCGGGGCT